TTTATTTCCGTCATTATTCTCCTTTTTCTGCTGTAAACATATACAGCTCACAGTGCATATTATGAAAGTACTTATGCACTGTAAGCTACGTACGTATAGATAGCTTGTAACACACAATTAACGAGGTCTGCATTTAGTTGTTTCGTGTCTAGGTAGTAATGAGCTACCAACCTTTATTATGTGCTACAAGCTACCTACGTTCAGTCGCCATGCAAACAGGGCTGAAATTATGGCTCTTACTAATAGGTAGCATTGCATTGGGTAATCGGGCTACGAGTACCTTGTACCTGACAGAGAATATACAGAAAGGTTGACTAGTAAATAAGTCAATGTCTTCATCAGGTACAAGCTACTCACTGTCCCATGAATAGCTTTATAGTTATTCCTCTTCAAGATTAGATAACTTATCTTTAAGGAATTCTTCAATCTTTGTTACTCCTTCCTCGGCAACATCAGAAGCTGTTTGTGCTTGTACGAACATGTTAGATATTAAAGCAGGATTGCCTATCATAACTAACTGAGGCTCTTGCCAAAAAGCTCCGTTGTTCTCATAGTCAAACATTTTTTGAACAGCATGTATTACTGCTGCTATCCATCCTGCAGGTATTGGCATATCCTGCATGTTTTCTTCTTTCATAAGACGTATACCTTCCAATACAAGGTCTTTGCTTTCTTCACCCATGTATTCTATTAGTGTATCAAAGCCATCACCTTCACCACTCACAGCACTTGTTAATGCCTCCATAAGTAATCTACTCATTCTCAATGCTTGGTTATTAATAGCAACCTGTAACTGATGTGCCGCGTATTGTCCCATTGCATCTTGAAAAGAAGTAGCCTCGAACTCATAGTCGAATACTTCTAAATCCTCTGCGTCCGTATCCTTACTGTTACCATCCAATGCAACAAAGGCACGAGCAAAGTAAGTACGTTTATCGTACTCCCTATTTACTTTATTTACTTCTCCAAAGTTATCGAACTGCTTTGGCATAAGTCTCTCCTTTCATTTTTGTATTTAATTTCTTTACTGTTTCATAGCCACATGTCCAACACTTTACAATGTATAGAACAGATGACTTCACGTTAGAATGAATAGCTAACTTCTTGTATTCATCTAACCTGCAATTATCACATATCATTCCTGTCATAGGAACTCCTTCCGTTTTTTATTATTTATTCTTCTGTTGAAAACTTACAGTATATAAATGGTCTGTGTGCAGTAAACTCTTTGGCTACTGCATCAGTGCTATCATCTAACATTGATACCATTTTATCTACCATAACTATAGCCTCATCAGCAGTAACCTCAGTACTAAAGTGAAAGTCAACTGTTAATATATTCTCAGCTTTCTTCATATTCTTATCTACAAACTCGTACACTTGTGTACTATTAGTGTCGCTCATTCTTACCTTTCTTCGCTATGCATTTAACCGTATACTTCTTCAGGTATCATTTCATTTAACCTGTTGCGTATAGACCTAAGCAATGCTCTGTTCTCACTACCTCTACCCATAAGTTGGTCAGCGATAGTTGTGTCAGCTTTGATAGCACTAGCCATCTCTCTATATATTCTGTTAGCTTCATTCATCTCTAAGATTTTGCCGTCAACAAACTCTTCAGAGGTAAACGTTGTGTGGTCTTTAGCCATACTTTTCTTTCCTTTCTCTATCTTCGTGATGAAATAAAACTACTGTATAGTTACCATCATCAAATCTTTTTAATAACTTACTGTCTACAAATTCCCAGTCAGTATGTCCATACATTAATCTGCATGCATAATCTAACTGTTCAGTATCTTTAGCCATTATTCTTTGTCCTTTACTACTACTTCTTTGGTCGTAGTCTTACCAATACTTACAGCAGCCATGTGTATCTTTGCCTCGTCATAGGTATAACCCATATCTAAGCAGTGCCATAACTGTTGTATAATTTCTACATCATTCATTTGATATCATTTCCGTTCTCACAGCATTTACATACTTGTGTATCTATAAATTCTTCAGGATATTTCTCCTTACTACTTTCTACGCAAGGCTCACATAGTGCATAGCTACCGTGTATTAATAAACCTAGTGGCTCATCAACAGTACCTACGTCCATGTTTACATTACAGAAGTCACACATCCAATCGTCATCTCCAATGCCTGTGTCTACTAAGGTATCAAAGATAATCATGTCATCCCGTTTATTATTCTTATAGTATTCTTCTCTAGCTAATCTGTCCTTCGCCCTATGTATAATAGGATTAGTGACTATTATATTTATACTCATTCTTCCTCCTCTTTCATAGAATTAAATTCTCTTATCAATTTGTTTTTAGTTTCAGCTAAATCAAATAAGTAAGATATATTATCTTCCATTGATTGATTTTCTTTTGGACAATCTTCGTATGGAAATTGCTCTTGTTCTTCACATAAACAAAAATTAAATTCTTTAACTTGTGTTTCGTGTGTTAAGTTAGCCATATCTTGATAGCTATGTGATTTTTCTTTATCCATTATTCTTCCTCCTCTATTATTCCCATAAACTTTAAGCATCTCACACACATACCGTCATTTCTCTTTACTCTTCTCTTACGGCATAAGATACACTTGTTTGGGAAAGACTTGTCCTCGTTATAAACATCAGCGATAGATTGCTGTCGTTCCTTCTCATACTTTGGTATATTATATTTGAAGATACCTTCACGTGAGATAGAGTATTCTTTACGGCAAGCGTAACAGAAGTTATTATCTCTAGGTATTTTCTTGTCACATATACTGCATCTGTATTTATTATCTATATTCTTAGGCAGTGCCTCATCAGGAATATGAAATGTATTCCATGATGTAGTCTTGATACTACGGCGTTCCTTTACTTCTTGTTCAAGGTCGGCGAGTTTATCTTTGTTATCCATTGTTATATCCTTTCTGTATAAAACAATCAGTGCCGTTTGGCTTTGGTCTTCCAAGCTACCACAAGCTCTGACGTTAACTGTATAGATTCGTAGAGTTTCGGCAGGTTTTTTGACGCACGTCCCTGGGTTATAACACATGAGCGATTGATATATACTATTGGTTTTAACACGCCCCCATGTGTAGAAATTTCCAAAAAAATTTTGTCGTATATGTACCAATCGTATTCTCTCTCTTTATATTTATATATATTATTATTTATTATTATGATTACATTAGTTATATTTAATGGTAGATAGATTAGTTCTGAGGTTTCCAAACGGGGATGAGAATTGATGAGCATAAAAAAAGGTAGAGAGCGAACTCCCTACCCTTTCTTAATTTATATATGAAATGTATTCTCAATGTACCAAGTATCTAAACAAGTACACTCAAACATATCATGTTCACAATCTTCCATTATTCTGTAAACGTTAGGAATTGTTCCCAAACGTTATCTTTCTTGAGATTGACTTGGTTCTTTACAGCTATGTTGATAGCTTTCTTAGCCTCTGGATTTGTATTGTATAATCCGATAGGGCATACGTAAGAGAATGTTTCTCTTATCTTATCAGTACCAAGGTCTACAAGCATACTAGCTTTTAGGTCACCAGTCTTAGTGAATAACTTATCAGCGTCACCACCAAGTATAATTTGATGTACCTGATATACAGTCTGCCAACTTCTAAGGAAGTGTTTAGATTGTTTACCGTTTATAACTAGAGCGTATCTAGCTACAGGTTTCCCTTGAGAACCTATCACGGCGTTATCAACACGTCCAGCACCTACTCTGTATGCTTTGTTTCCTATAGTGAAAGGAGTAGTAGCTTTCATATAGTCATTTATCTCTGTATTAAGTTTTGGCTTAGCCATAATCTTATTACCTTTCTGTATGTGTTACTCCTTGTGAGTAACGCTTGACACTCTTCGTCAAGTGTTACGGAATGTAGAAAGGAAGAGATAGTAGTGTTGCTTACGAAGGCTACACTGGGACGAACCCTGTAACTCTGCCGTCTCGGCAAGAGCTGTTAGGCTTGTCCTAACAGGGGTGAGAAGGAAGTAGCCTGAGTAATTGTTTAAGGAGTGGAATGTTATAGCGAAGCTAGGGAGCGTTGAGCGAGCGTACGAGCTATACAAGAACGAACTGAATGATAGAGTTGCAGTGACAGATACAGTGAGTTCTGAATGACACGACTATAAACAATGGAGCAACACGGGTATTAATTGTAATAGTATAATTAATACTTTTGATATAACGCTAACCCGAAGGTTAGACTGAATTGATTATATATAGGGGGGGGATAAGTTATAAGGATACATACAAACATTAAGAACAATACTATGAATATATATATTAGATAGAGATGTATATATACAATATATAGTATGTATCAGAGATATGTATTTGTATGGGGGAGTGTCTGAGGTTTGTAACATTGGGATACATATGAGATATATATACTAGACATATACAACATATGGGGGGTATATAGAAGTAAAAGTTATTGGGTGGGGAGTAAAGTGGTGTGAGCGATAGCGAGCAACATAATAAGGGGTGGGGGTAGGGTAGGTAGGAACTGTAAGATATAAATATAACAGGTTGTGACCTTGTAACGGGGGTATTTAATGTGGGGTGGGGGGGTTGTTATATGTGATGTCTGCGAAAATTACTGGTAACTAGGTTATTTTAGACGTGACACTTATCAGTACAGTTGACTGGGATAACAGTTACAGGAGGATAATTTGTCCTGTGTAGATAAGTGTCTAGTTTATTATAGCATACACACACGCTTGTCCAGTAAAAAGAAGTAAATTCTTTTTCTTACAGTACGATTGGGGGGAATGTGTCGTTTTGGGCAGTAGCGGGCATATAGTCTAAGCTATTAAAAGTTTTATTTACAAGACCTCAGTGTCCTTGGGTACTGACTTTGTGGTAATCCCAGTCCATCTTTAAGATGCAGTCAGCTTTTTGCCGCTCCGATAGCACTTACCTGTAACACGTCTGTTATGTAAATGTTTGTATAACCACCCTACCACACTATAATTATAAAGGAAACAAAGGAGGATAATATTTACGATTTCCAAGAACAGCTTGCTGTGGGACAGCAGGGTGAAAAACTAATACAACGATTCTATGAAAACATGCGAGAGAACGGTAAGAATATCTATATCGTACGACCTGCAAAGAAATGGGAACAACAACAAGGTGCAGACTTTTTTGTAGTTAATAATGAGTTAGGTACAAAATACTTTGAAGTTAAGACAGATACACAAGCCAAAGATACAGGTAATGTAGCCCTAGAAATACAGATAGTAGATAATGATGGCTTTAAATCCGTTGGGTGTGCTATGAAAACATTCCCTGACTTTCTCTTCTACTGGATATATGGAACACCCGAAATCCTTTACTGGCAACCAAAGCGACTCAATCCCTGGATTGTAGACTGGATAGCTGATGGACATAAGATTGTTAAAACAGAAAATAAAAATTTTTTTTCACGCTCTTTGTTGGTCCCTATTAGCGAGTTAAAAGCTACGGGTGATGTAAAAAATATAAAGGTAAGTCAGGAACTTATTGATGAGGTTCTTTATTCTTAACGTTACCCCAACGGTCTGTGCGTACTATAGGTTTTAAAGAATCATCTGATATGCACGGAAGTCCATCATTATGGTGTTTGTATTGTTCGTTACATACTAAACACCTTTGATGTCTGTTGTATGTACTGTCTACTTGTGCCATTAGATAATCTAATCGTATAGCAATTTCTCTACCTTTTTTGTTGATGTCGTTGTCTGTTATCTTATCCATGGGTAAACTATAATATCATAATGATTAAAACTTGCAAGGTTTGTAATAAACCTTTAACCTTTATTAGAAGGTGGAAGTATTGTAAGAATCTTGCATGTATAAAATATAACGTTAAATTAAGGAGATATGATGGGTTACGGAATGAAGAAAAAACCAAAGTCCAAGAAGAAGAATAAACGCAAATCTAAAAAAATGTACTAATATAGTTTTATGACTATAAACGACCAAGAACAACTTTCTAGTAATTTACCTAAAGCATATCAACTTGCTCCTAAAGGTAATCAGAAATGTAGCAACTGTAGTTTCTATGAGAATACAGGTAACTGTTCTTTATGGAATGCAATTGTACAACCGTTTGCTTGGTGTAAGAAATGGAAGGGGGTAGCTAATGCCGCCTAAGAAAAAACCTAAAAGGAAACCTATTAATGCAAAAACTAAAGCCACACTTCAAAAAAAGGCAGCTAATTCAAAATACACCTATGGACAACTTGCCTCCGTATATCGAAGAGGACAAGGAGCATATTTATCATCAGGTAGTAAGTCAGCTTCCATGGCTGCTTGGGCTATGGGGAGAGTTAATTCTTTTATTAGGGGTGGTCATTCTCAAGATAATGACTTAAAGAAGAAAGGTGGTAAAAAACGTGCCTCCAAAAAAAAGAAGTAAACGTAAGGTTAAATATGAAAAAGGTGTACCTGCTAAGTACCTTAAGAACAAAAAGAATTCTAAGTCCTCTGTTGCACGTGAGATTAAAAGTACATCTGCTGCTTATAAAGCAGGAAAGTATATTAATTTGAAAAAGGTACAGAAATCAAGGGCTGTTAGGAAAAAGAAATAATGGCTATTAATTATAGAGGAGAAAAGTTTTCAGGTTATAACAAACCTAAACGTACCCCTGGACATAAAACTAAATCACATGCTGTACTTGCTAAACAAGGCAAGAAAGTTAAGTTAATTCGTTTTGGACAAAAAGGTGTTAAGGGTGCAGGTAAAAACCCTTCATCTGCTAAACAGAAAGCTAGACGTAAATCTTTTAAAGCACGTCATGCTAAAAATATTAAAAAGGGAAAAATGTCTGCAGCTTACTGGGCTGATAAAGTGAAATGGTAAATGTAGTATGTGCTGTACCTGAGTGCAGTAATTTACTTCCTAAAGGACAGAGAAAATTTTGTTCTGATAAATGTAGACAGTTAGTAGATAAAAGAAAATGGCGAGCTAAACAAAATGGTGAAGTTTATATTCTTGAAGAAAAGAAAACTAATCTTAAAGCTAAAGAGCCTAAGAAAAAAACTACAGCTAAAGATGGACGGGTTTCTGCTAGACGTGGTGATGTATACGAAAAGTTTGTTAAAGATGGATTGGTCCAGGAAGTCCTTCAAGATGATATATCAAGAGATGATGCAGCTAAAATACTTAAAGTATCTAAAGCACAGATATCAAGATTTCTTGCAGCATATCAAGAAGATTTAGAATCAGAAAAAGCACAAGCTGATTGGGATGTACCTGAACAAGCTATTGAAGCATTAGAGTCATTTGTAGAATTTAGAAATAGATATTTTTTAACGGAGAAGGGTATTCCATTTGAAACTGCACCATTCCATATGGAGTGGATTAATTCACTTAACAAAGCTATAGAAGAAGGTGGACAGCAAATGATACTGTCACCTCCACGTCATGGTAAGACTGAGTTGTTAATTCACTTTACTATTTGGCGTATTATGAAAAATCCTAACATAAGAATTATGTGGGTAGGTGGTAATGAAGATATTGCAAAGAACTCAGTGTCTTCTGTAATAGATACATTAGAGTCAAACGAAGGACTTAAAGAAGATTTTTGTGGACCAGGTGGTACGTTTAAACCTAAAACAAGAACTGGTAAATCTTGGTCACAAAATGGTTTTACTGTATCTACAAGAACAGTACATGGTATAAAATCACCAACGCTTATTGGTATAGGTAAAGGTGGTAAGATACTTTCTCGTGACTGTGATTTAATTATTGCAGATGACATTGAAGACCACGCTTCTACTGCACAACCACGTGCAAGACATAATACAAAAAACTGGTGGACAACAACGTTGGCATCACGTAAAGAGGAACATACAGCTATTATTGTTATTGGTTCAAGACAGCATCCTGACGATATCTATAGTTCCTTATTAGATTCAGAAGCATGGGAAACTATCGTGGAAGAAGCACATGATTCAGGTTGTCAAATACCTGAGTTAGAAGAAGAAGAACACGTAGACTGTATGCTATGGTCAGGATTTAGAACATACAAATGGTTAATGTCAAGACGTAGAGATGCTATGACTACAGGTGGTTTACAAAGATTTGAAATGGTTTATCAGAATAGACCAGGAGAAGGTGGAGCATCTATTTTTAATGTAGAAGCAATTACAGAATGTATGGACAATACGCAAGTAGTAGGAAAGATACCAAGAAACTCCTATTTAGTTGCAGGACTAGACCCTGCAGCATCAGGTTATCAAGCAGCATTTTTATGGGCAATATTAGATAATGGGGAAGATTCTCTATTACAGATGATAGATATACAAAATAACAAAGGTGGTGGTATAGAAGAAGCATTACAAGTTATTAAAGAATGGCACAAAATGTATAACTTATATCACTGGGTTATTGAAGAAAACAACTTTCAGAAAGCTATACGTCAAGACCCTAGGATAAAAGAATATGCAAATGTAAATGGAATTATTCTTGAAGGACATGAAACCTATAAAAACAAATGGGATAGTCACTTTGGTGTAACTTCTTTAGCTCCTATGTTTCAAGATAAACTAATTGTTTTGCCATACGGTAATACAGAGTCACAGATTAAATCTGAAATGTATAGGAAACAGTTATCTTATTTTTCTGCCAAACGGAAAAATGTATACAAATCTGATATAGTTATGGCAAGTTGGTTTCCAATTAAGGTTTTGCGTAAGTTGCAAAAAGCTCATTATTCTGATATGGGAATTGACTACACTCCTAGCTATGATGGCTTTGATGTAGTAGAATGGAATGACGCTCCATGGAGATAGATTGTTAGTAGAAGATATTTTAAATAGAACCACGCATCTTAAAGAAATGCATGATGAAGCTCTGCCTGATAGAGCAAGGTTTAGAGCAATTATGAATGGTGGGGAACAAGGACTAGCAGCATTACTCGGTCCTGCATTAAACAACATGGATTCAGAATTACTTCCTGCTCCAAACTTATTAGTATCTGCACTAGACAGACTAGCTCAGAAGATAGGTAGAGCGCCTGCTTTAGATGTTCATATCACAAACCCTAGAGATAGTGAAAGAAATAAAAAGAAAAAAGATAAGTTAGAACGTGTAGTTACTGCTTATGACCAATTTCAAAATTTAGATTTACAATTACCACAAGTTGCTAGATGGCTACCAGGTTATGGATTTGCTGTATGGGTTATTACTACAAAGACAGACCCACAAGGTAATGTATATCCAACAGCAGAACTAAGAGACCCTTACTCTACATTCCCTGGATATCAAGGTGCTAATCAAATGGCAGAAGAACTTGTGTCAATTAGAAAAGTACCAGGAGAATATCTAGTAGAAATGTATCCTGAACTTAAAGGTTGGTTTAATGACCAAGGTCGTAAAACAAATGAACCTTATAACTTTGTATCAGGCTTATATACAAATCCAGGACAAGATGGTTCATGGGAAAATCAAAATGAATCAGGTGAAGTTATTGTTGAATATATTAATCCTGAAGGTACATACATAGTACACGTAGCGTCAAAAACTATAGTTGACTTTGTACCTAATCCATTGAAATCAGGACCTGCATTTGTTTGTGTAAAGAGATATTCTTTTGACCAAATACAAGGACAGTTTGACCAAGTTATAGGATTAATGGCTGCTATGGCAAAGATAAACATTATGTCAATCATTGCTATGGAAGATGCTGTATTTACAGAAACAAACATAGTTGGTGAAATAGAATCAGGACAATATAGAAAAGGTAGAAATGCTATTAACTATTTGTCACCAGGTTCACAAGTTATAAAACCAGTAACCAACTTACCGTATCAGTTGTTTGACCAAGTATCAAGACTAGAAAGACACCTAAGAACAGTCGCAGGTTACCCAGTACAAGATGACTCTATATCTCCTAATAGCTTTGTAACAGGTAGAGGATTAGAAGAACTACAAGCAGGTATTGGAGCTATGGTTAATGAATATCACAAAGTATTACAAGTTGGTATACAACAAATAGATTACAAAAGATTAGAGCTTGATGAATTAGTTTTGAATAAACGTAAACCTTTAGTAGGTACACTACGAGGTTCAGCGTTTGCTGAAAACTATACACCAGGTACAGATATTGATGGTAACTATCTTACAAGACGTAAGTATGGTGCTATGGCTACATTTGATGAAGCAGGAAAAGTTATTACAGGTTTGCAATTATTACAAGCAGGTATTATAGACAAAGAGACTATGCAGCGTGAAATGGATGGACTAGATGATTTACAAGCTATTAATGAACGTATTACAAAAGATAAAGCAGAAGAAGTTATGTTTCAATCTTTGTTAGCTAGAGCTAGTAACAATGACGCTAAAGCACAAATGGCATTAGTTGAGATATACAATAAACCAAATTCTATAGGTCAGATACTTAAAAAGTTTTTTACAGCAGAAGAACCACAACCAAACCCTGAAGAAGCAATGATGGCAGGAATGGGTGGACCATCACCGCAAGCAGGTGGACCTCCTCCTAATCCACAAGATGTATTAAGTCTCTTACAACAAGGAGCGTAATGGCAGACAATATGAATTTTGATAGGACTAACAGTCTGTTTCATCAAATTATTATGGCTGAAGATTGGGAAGTAAACAAAGTTGATGTAGCTGAGCTATACTTAAATGACCAACTACAAGAAGACAATAGTGTTGAAGAGTGGATAGACATGAATGGCTTAACAGTTATTTATGTACCAGGATTCGGTAAATTACAAATGGTATGGATAGAGGACGATAATGACACGAGGAGTTAAAAAAGGTGCATTTGCAATAGATGCACAAAGAGGAGAAGGTTCAGCAGCAAGAGAAGCTGCACTTAGAGGCGCACCATTGCTACCTGAAGATAAAGCAGCTATGACTGAAATGCCTATTAACATGGAAAGACCTCCTGAGCAAGCTCAACAAAATATACAAGCACAACAGTTGATGGGAAATGCATTTGGAGCAACTAACGATACAACTCCAATGATGCAACAAAGTCCAACGTTTGATGAATTTGAAATCGTTGACCCAGGTCAAGCATCAAACACGAATATGATACTTGCAGCTATAAACGATTTACTGGGAGGTAGTGAAGAAGCAAGCGCTATGATAATATAATTATGGCATTTTACGCTTACGAACCACCTGACCTCGAAGAAGATTACATAAATAAATCTAATGAACGAGAACAAAAATATAATGCTATTAAACAAACTATTCAACAAAAACCTCAAGTTGGTAATAATTTAGAAGACATTGTAAATAAATGGGGTAACGTTCTACCTAAAGACATAATGGTTGGTAGTGCTTTAATGGGTTTTTCTTCTATATCTCCTGAAGTAGGTTTACTGTTAGAAAGATACGAAGAGTTAGAAAAAGAAAAGAACTCAAGTTTTTGGGAAAAAACAAAAGCAGCAGGTAGAGGACTTGTAAGAAATGCTTTTGTTGGTATGGATTCTTTAGCAGAAGCTACAGTTAAAAGACCTTTTCAAGCATCAGCACGTTCATTAATAGACAATGGAATGAATGTAAACCTAGCATATTTACACACACTTACAAACTTAGTTGGTTTAGATAAACCAATAATGGAAATGACAATGGGTGGAGAAGCGTACGGTAATTTTCGTAAAGATTATGAAACAGCTAAAGACGAACTAGGACCTACAACTGCAGGATATGCAATACAAGAAATGGCTAAAGGTAATAGAGTAAACCTAGGACGTGGATATTTTGGTAACTCTACACTTGCTAGAGATACAGATATATATAAAGAGCTATCACAAACTATATCTGACCCGCAACAATTATCTGCAATAGAGAAAGTTATACAGGGACAACTTGGTTTTGATATAACAGGAACACAAAGAGAAAAGTTAGAATCTAATAAATACCGTGGTGTAACTATAAGTCCTGGAAGAGTAGCTGCAGTACAAATGGCTGAACCAGGAACAGATAGGTTTAAGTTTATATCAGGTCTTATTGATGGTGCTGTTACTTTAGGATTAGACCCTGCAAACCTTGCAGGTGCATGGGTTGGTAAACTTGGAAAAGCAGGTAAAGCATTTTCTGTTGGTGAAAAAGTATCTAGTGGAGGCAATGTAGGAGCAAGAACTCTTATAGGTCAAGGCAATAGATTGTTTCAAACAGTTAAAGTATCAGATGAAGCAGTTACTGCTAATGTTTTTAAAATGTCAGATGCTGCTCAGTATAAAAATGTTGTAGGTGTTGATGTAGGAGAAACAATACTTCGTGGTGACATCACATACACTATGGATGAATTAAATGAAATAGCTAGAGCCAATGGTAGAAAAGGCGCACAGATAAACAATAGTAGACAGTATCAAGAATTTTTAAGAGCTAATCGTTATGGTGAAGGTTATACACGTGGTGTAGATGACAAGTTTGTACACAATATAAAATTTTATGACAATGCAGAACTTCGTAATGGAAAATTTACAGAAGGTTTAAGAACAGGAACTGGTGGTAGTTTTGTAGACAACGCAATATTAAACATGACTGGTAATAAGATGGCTGACTTAGTAAATCTAAATAAAGTTAAAAATAATAAATTTGCATTGTTTTTAAACAGATATGGTAGTGATATTACTTTTGATGAAGAAGTTGGTAGAGCTGTTTTAAAGTGGGTAGATGCAGATGAAAGTCATATAAAAGAATTTTATAAATGGTTTAAGTCTGACCATAAGTGGCAAGCTAAACAATTCGACACTATGGATGAGCTGATAGATAATACTATACTCCATGAGCTAGCACACACTTGGGTTGCTAAAGGTAAATCACCAAAACAATTTGCATTAGATAAATCTATTTGGAATCCACTGGGCAAGGCTGCACGAAGACGAAGAAGAGATAAAGCCTTTTCTAAGTGGAACAAAGATAGAGAACCACAAAGTGTAATGGGATTAAAGTCTCAATGGGATTTAGAACGAGATGTTGAACAAATGGTTACTAACTTTAAGAATAGACATATAGCAGATATTGAAGGTGCTAAAAATGCATCAGGATTACAAAAGTTTTTAAAACCATCATTAAATAAAACAGATTTTGAAGAATGGCATATGACAACAGGTAAAGCTATTTATGAATTTATATCAGATGGTGTAACCAATAAGTCATTAGATTATGAAAGTTTAAGACAGCTTATGCCTGAAGCTAGTCCTTCTACTCTACAAGATATATTAGAAAATCCTAATGTAGGAAATGTATCAGAAAGTATTGCTAGAGAAGTTAGAACTGGTGGTATAACAAAACGACTAGACCCATATAGCTATGCTTTCAAAGGTAGCGTATCAAGAAATGCAGGTAAGTTACTAGGAAAAGCAGGAAGAGTTGCAGGTGACGGTAACTTAGTAGATTTATCTGATATGGGTAATTTCTTAGGAGTATCTGCTGTAGCTAAAAGAACTTTTAAAGATACTGCTATTGCTAGAATATTTGGTCAGGTTAGTCCTACATTTATTACTTCTGCTTCACACACACAAGGATTAAAAGAAATGGAAAAACTTATAAAGTCTTTACCTTTTGAAAAGAACATTAAACAAGATTTATATAAAAAACTTGCAACTACAGATGCAGCTATATTAGGTCAGTTTGCTGAACAAGGTACATACTCAAAACTAAGACAAACCGAAGAATTTTTTAAACTACTTATAGGAGACGGTACACCAAAGAATGCAGGTGTGTTAGGAGAACTGCAAAAGATAATGACATCTCAAGGTTTTCCTGGTCCTTTAGCAGGTGGTATTACAAAATTTATTGGAGAGATAGATGATGCAAGAAAGTATTGGGTATCTTTAGTAGGAGAACATATTGTTGATGTTGGGTTCGGTACTTCAAAAACATCTACAAAAGCAGCAGATACAGCATTTGATATGATTAAAACAGAACTTGATTTAGAAAAACTTGAAGGTTTAGCTAGAGCAGGTAAAGCTGATGAGATTTCTGAGTTTATGATTACACTAGGTAATCAAGAAATAGCACAACCTACTGCAATGCTTATGTCAGAAATGCTTGTAGGTAATATTCCTTTGTTTGATACCAACGAAGTATTTAGAGTTTTAGGTACATATCGTAACTCTCTGTTAAAAATCTCAGGGTTAAGTACATTAACTGGTCTTAAAAGATTAGACTTACCACAGCTATTAGGTAAACAACTAGATAGAAACCCTGTATTGTCTTTAGCTAAAACTAATGATGAGTTTAAAAAGTTCTTATCTAATTGGGAATTGCCAGTTAAAGCACCTTCAGATAAGAAAGTTAAACAGTCCTACATTCGAGAGTTACAACTTAAAGCTAAACAAGAAGTTATAGAACAATATGAAAAAATATCAGGAACTACTTTAAATGCTAAAAGCTCAGATGAGATTGCTGAACTTATTGATGATGAAACATTTGAGATACTTAATCAGTTAACAACACCTACACAGATAAACACAGCACTTAATGTAGGTAACATATCCTCTAATGCTGTTACTAAGAATATAGCAAAATTGTTTTATTCACAAATAGCTACAGATGAAGGTGTAAAACTTGTTAACAAAGCATACATACGTTGGGCAAACAACGCAATGCAACAAGCATGGAAACCTTTTACATTGTTAAGATTAGCGTGGACAACAAGGGTTATTGCAGAAGAGCAATTAAGAATGTTTGCAGCAGACATGACTAATGTATGGTCACATCCTGTAGCTCATATGAGTTATGTTCTCAAACCCGATAGTAATTTAGTAAATAATATAAGTAAGGCTTTAGATATATTACCTTTTCCTGATGACGTAAGACTTGGAGAAAAGTTTGTAGCAGGTTTAAAAAAAGGAGAAGTAGATATTTTAGGTAGAAAGATGTCTGAAGAACTTTTATTTAAACAAGCAATGTCAAGAGGTTCTAATGGAATTATGATGCGTAAAGCATCTTCTGTAGATAGATTCTTTAAAACTATTAAAAGAGATTCTGTTACTAATAGTACTAAAAGCCGTAGACAATACGCTAAAGGTTGGTTAACAGAAATGACACAGCTAGCTGATGATGAGTTAATGGTTGTTATTGCTAATGTACTAGCAGATAATGGTAAAGCTACAAGAACACCATTTAGAAACCTAGATGAATTAGGAGACTACTTAACAGGTAATTTTCCTGCAGAAAGATTAGCTGTATTAGATAATACTAAATCTGCACAAGCAGCTAAGAAAACATTTATGGAATGGACTAATAGTGGTGATGCCATAACTAATACAGGTAGGCAAATGATTCGTGGTGACAAAGACAGAACTATGGAGTTACTGCAATCATACGCTGCTAGACTATATGACAAAGTAGGTGGTGGTGGTGGATTTAAAAAATATGTACAAAACCCAAAACTTGACCCTGATAAAATACCTGACTTATCTACAGTATCTTTTGAAGAAGCATTAGAAAAAGGATACATTGTTGAAATAAATAAAGGTGTAGTTTATAAAAACCCAGGAGCAAATGATGGTGATTTACCTATACGTATGTTGTATGAACTTGTTCCAGGAGATAAAACATTTCAATACATAGAGTGGATTGCTAATAGAAAGCTAATGATAAACACTAAAACTAGAAGTTTTGAAATGCCATTGAATGGTCTGAACACTGAAAGACAATTTAAAACAGGTACAAAGATACTTAGTGACTATGCAGAGAATGGACCTGACGTAGTAAAAGTATCTAAGAAGATGATTAATGATGTAGATGTAAAATCATACAATGGAGCTATTGAAAGAGCGTTTGATTTCTTTATGTCAACGCCAACAAACAAACTATCAAGAGCGCCTGCTTTTAAACAGTTTTACTATCGTAACTTAGAAAAGATGGCAGACAGATTTGAAGCAGATACTTTAGCAGAGCTATACAAGAACAAAGACATCATGGAAGCTATGCCAAAATCTACTAGACAATATCTTGACCAGTTAGTACCTAAACCAAAAGGTACTGGTGTAAGTGTAGATGAGTTAGAAAATATTGATGATTTTCTTAAAGCTACAGCATTATCAGAAACAGAAGAATTACTATATAGCTTAAACAACAGGTCACAGTTTACACAGGCTAATGCATTGCTATTTCCTTTCGCTGAAGTTCATTTAGAAATAGCTAAAACGTGGACAAGATTACTTACAGAAAACCCTAGAAAACTACGTAAGTTACAAATAACAACAGATACTTTAAAAGAAGGTAATCCATTTAACTTTGATTTCTTAGGTGGGGATGCAGCAGATGATAAGCCTATGGTATATACTGATGAACTCACAAACGAAGAAGTATTTGTATATCCATTAGTAGACCCTATACTTAGAAACTTTTTCCAAAATGTACAAAGTAGAGACCTAGGTGGACAGCAACCTAGAAGTGAAGTAAACCTTAGAGCTGTAGGATTTACGTCATCAGCAAACATAGTTGCAGGTGGTTTAGTTCCTGGAGTAGGACCTGTAGCACAGATAGCAGCAAAAGCAATTATGCCTAATATGAAAGAAACTTCTGCATTATACGAGTTTATATTTCCTTTTGGTGAACCATCAGGTAATGCTGTAGAACAAGCAGCAGATTACTTATTACCTGAATGGATTCAAAAATTAGGTTCTGCAATAAGTACAAGTCCTCAGTCTTGGTCAAGAGCTTACTCTAATACACAGAAAGAAGTACTAAGAGCTAAGTTAGTTAGTGGTGCTATAGAGCAAGGTCGTGAACCAAGAACACAAGATGAGATGAATAAGATTTTACAGAGAACAAAACAAGATGCACTTGTTATGCATTTAATTAAATCAGCAGCACAGTTTACTTTTGTGTCTCCATCATTTAGATGGGAGCTAGAGGTAGAACCTGGAAGAAGTATGCATGTAGACCCTAAGTATTTGAGAGATAGAGGTATAGACCCTGAAGGTAGAATATTTGGATTTAATGTTTTACAAAGTGTGTACGGTAGATTACTTGGAGAATACGAGGATGAAGTTATAGCTACTCAAGTATTTACACACTTATTTGGTACTGACCCAACCGCATTGATTATTTCAAAGTCAAAAGAAATAAGAAGAGTACCTTATACAGATGAAGCATTAGATTATGCAATGGACAATGAAGAAAAATATAAAATTTATCCTGATATGTTTTACTATGTAAGACCTGATATTGGAACAGATGAATTCGTTATGGCATCTTGGGTTAACTCTTTTGATGACAATTATCTAGGAGATTATTCTGCTAGAACAGACTTAGACTTAGGAGAGTGGGCGCAATTACACAATCAAGCTGCAGGAAGAATGGCTCTTGAAAGATACAGAAGAGTTATAACTGACCCAAATAGTCCACAGTTTGTACCAGACGAAGCTATTAGAGAGATTATGGTTACGACATACAAAGATACTTTAGCTGATTATTTTCCTGGTTATTTAGAAAAACCTAGGACAGAAAGTCCTACAGACTTAGGAACTAAACTAAAACAGTTGTATCAAATGTCTGAAGACCCTGATTTACAGAATGAAGAAGTTATAAAAGGTTTAAAGATATGGCTAGAAAGTTATGATAATATACTTACAGTACGTTCAACAGAGACAGGTAGACCTGGTTCTGACCCAACAAACGCTAATTGGTATTTAGCAAGAGACCAATTAAGATTAAAAGGACAAGAGATATCTAAAGCATATCCTTTGTTTAGCTTTTTAAATGAACAAGTTTTGGATAGAATACTCAGAGAGAATGAAGAAGAGTTGATAAGATACGGCTATACTTATAACCAACAATTATATAAGGCAGACCAATAATGTGGAAACTAATTTCTAAAGTATTATTTACAAACTCAGGTGCAGTTTCAGAATTTACTGCAGCTACTTCTACTGATTATTCTAAAGCATTATGGTATAACACTGATACGGGTGAAGTAAGAAATGCAGTAGATACAGCAGGAATACCTATTACCGACTATACATTATTTGAACAAAGATTAGAAGAGGGACAAAGAACTGGTGCAGCATCAGGACCAAATCAAACTCCAGGACCTGAAGTTGGTTCAGGTGGAGTTATACCTAGAGCTTTATCACCGAGCGAAATTGACCAAGCTGTTAAAGAATATTACACAGACCCTAACTATAAACCTCCGTATGGATTTGTAATTAATGATGATGGGGAACTAGAAGAAATGGAAAAGGATGAAGATGGAGAGTATCTTTTTCCTGGAATCAACGACCCTGTTGCACCACTTACACCTGATGAAGCTATACAGCTTAGGCTAGGTACTCAGGGAGTAACACAGTTTTTAGGATTTGAAGGAACTTTGGGAACACCTTTAGGATATAAAGGTGCAGGTGAGGGATATGGTGACAATCCTGTGTATATCACACCACTAATAACAACCCTGTTTATGGACGATATGTTAGGAGAACAATACGTCCGAGACTTACAAACTAAGTTAGTTAAATCAGGTTATCTTGTTGGTGGTTTTGATGCTGGAACAATGGACGCACCTACAATAGCAGCTATATCTGCATCAATGACATCACACAACCTTGAAGGTAGAGTGCCGTATTTTGATGATGGTTTTGCTATAGAAGGTGCGTTACTTACTTTATCTACAACAGTAGGAATAAATGAGGATGGTGAAGTAGTAGAACAAATTATAAACCCTTCTAACCCTAATCAGATTATTTATTCAGGTGATGCAGCAAAACAATATAAGAGTCAGTATGCATTTACAGAAGACAAGAAAAGAGAAATTAGAGATTTTTATTTTAATGAATTAGATACAGATGTTAATGATTTAGAAGAACGTTTATTAGATAACTATACAGTAGATGTACCTAAGTATGACACTGAGTCTGCAGGATACATAGCTATGAATGCAGTACGTAACTACTTTGGTGGTGCAGATAAAATTAGTTTTACACAAGCTCAGTCTTTAGCAGGAGTTGTTAATTCGTTACTTGAAGTAACTAAACGTGATATGGATGGAATGGTTACACAAAACATTAAACAAGATATAGATGCACAAGTTAAACAGTTAGGTTATGAAGGATGGTTGGATAAGTATGGAAGTGAAGAAGGATACAAACAATCTCTTAAACAACAATATCCTTTTGCAGATGACCAAATGTTAGATACATTAGTTTCTACAAAGATGAAAGAGTTTAGGGTTGAGACAAGTCAAGAGCTTGGACCTTCAGCAACACCAGGTAATCCGTTCGCATTAACAGGACAGAATGAAAGATTTTCTGCATTATTTAATGGAAGGCTCAATAGAGCTATTGATAATATATACGGTGAGGAAAAAGATTTTTCTGCAAGGCAAAGTGCATTTGATGCTGCTACAGCTAACTTTGCACAAGCATCACGTAGTCTAAGAAATTTAGGTAGAGGAGCATAATGGCAAAGGTAACTGCTCAAGAGATTGTAAAATATTTAGAGAATGCAGGAGCTTCAAAAGAAGATATTCCTACATTAGTTATGACTGCTTTTTATGAATCAAACTTTGAGACTGAAGCACAGAATGATACAACAAAAGCTATAGGCTTATTTCAAATAAATGCAAGTTCTTTTTATGATGACAACAATGAACCTGACCCATCATTAAGTAAATTTTTTAAATCTACAGGTAATACATTGTCTGAATCAGATTTTGAAGAAGCATTGAAAGACCCACAGTATAATGCAAACTTTGCGATATCTTATTTAAATGACGTAAAAGCTAATCCTGAACAGTTTCCTATAGTCAGAGATAATAACAATAATCCTTTCTCAGTATGGGAAGGATACACAGATTATGTAGAACCTTATCTAAATGGTCAAATGCCTAAAGGTAGAGGCACTGATGCAGCAGGACAAAAGTCAGATGTGATTGCAGGTATCAATGCGTATGTTGATGCATTCTATAGTACAGGTTCAGAAACATTAGGAGAAGAACCACAAGCCTCAGATGCACCTGATATAGAAGCACCTGAAGTTGTTGGTGGTGGTGATTTCAGAGGTGGTCTAGGTCAGGAAAGAAGAATTAAAAACTTTACGGAAAGAGAGATAGTATCTTTTGAAAGGTCTAGGGATAAGATTGCACAGAAAATTAATCCTTCAGACCCTACTAATCCTGAGACTATAAGACAATCTTCATTGATGTTAGCTAGCTTGAAAGGATTAGATACAGCAGAAATACCTATAGATGTACGTTCTAATTACTCAGAGTTAGATACAGTTATACTAAACTTTTTAGGAGAGCTTAGTAAGAAAAAAGTAGAAGGTGCTAAATAATGGAAGAATACGATTTCACTTTATCTGAAGAAGAGTTAAACAAAATTATAGACGAATCTCTCAGTGCTGCTCCTCCAATAGAGGATATGCCTGTAGCTGATACATTAATTAAAGGTGATGATGGTTTGTTTTACTTTATATATACATTAAAAGCAGAAGACATAGATGGTCTTGACCAAGATGTAACAGTGTATTACACAGACACAACAAACTATAAACAAAGTTTTACTACAGGTAATGTAGATGATATAAAAGCTAGTGGATTATTCTTTGGAGATTTATCTGAAGTAGATACAAGAATGAAAGGTAGAAACCCTCTCAATCTATTGTTAGATGATTTAAAAGACGAACTTAAATTAAATGATTATATTCTTAAAGCTGCTGAGTCTGATGGTAACTTTAATGCAGTAGGAGTATTTTTAGAATCTTTATTCGAGGGAAGACCTGCAGAGTACAAGGATTATGCTATTGCTAGTGATTACATAAATGCTTTATCAGGAGACCAGTTAGCATACTTTAAAGCTCAGGCATTAGGTACTGACCCTAAAGCCAATGCAACTTTAAGAAGACTACAAGATACTGCAAAGATAGAACTTGCAGGATTAGTTTCTAAGTATGCACAGTATGAAGTACCACAAGATGTATTAGATTATTTATATGACCAAAGAGTTAAAGGTATTCTTACAAAAGAATCATTAGCTGAACAGTATAAGTTATTAGTATTTCCTGAAATTCCAGGATTTAGAAATGACGATATTGTTGAGTTTATGTCATCTCGAGATATATCTATACCTGATAACTTAGCTTACATTGATAAAGCTAAAGACCAAGTTAATGCAAAAGTAGGACCGTACTTATCAGGGTTGTTTACAGATGATGACTATAGAACATTTAGTAATGTCTTAGCTGAAACTAATGGCTCACAGTTATTAGATGCACAACTTCAAACAGTATGGGATGAGAATGTAGCGGATAAATACAAAGGTAAAAACTACACTACCTCTGTTATTGGCATTAGAACTATGGCAAATAGATACGGTAGGCTTGATGAGACAGGTAGAGATAGAGATTTAGTTTATAATTTGTTTACTATTGATGACCCAAGTGAACAAAGAAAACAAGCAACAGCACACTTCCTTAACGTAGGAGATGAAGGTGCATTGCAAAAGATGGGTCAAGATTTATCTAAGCTAGGATTTAGTCCAGTATATCTTAGCCCGACAATAACAGGACAAGGATAATGGAATTTACAGAAGAAGATTTTAAAAAAGGTGTAAAAATATATAGATATGATTCACCTCCAGGAGGAGATGAAGCATTTAATCAAGAAGACTTAGACAAATTATTAGGAGAAGGATATTCTTTAACAGATAATCGTGCTACAGATACTGATACAGACGAAGGTGATGATGATTTAACTGGGGACTTTAGTTCATTGTTTAATAAACTAAGCACTGCTATAGAAAACATAGGAGCTTCTAGTACAAGCTCTCCTGATTTTGTAGCTACTCCTCAACAGATAGAAGATTTAATACCTTGGTTAGCAGGTAAAGGTAACTTGTTACAAGAGTATACAAATCAGTACATAGAGACAGGTAGTGCAGAGTTTGCATTAGCTGCAGTTAGAAACTTAGGTGAGTATGCAGAGTATTATCCTGGTATCAAAAGAGGTGATGGTTCATTAAGAATGAATGAATCACAGTACGAACAAGTTCGTGAAGGTTTTTATAGAATATTACTAGAGAATGATTTAAACCCTATTGTCTTTGAAGCAAGAGGTAAAGTAGCTGCATTAATTGCAGGAGACGTGAGCGTTGCAGAATTTAAAGGTAGAATAGAATCAACAAGACAAGCATTTAGAGATAACCCTATAGCAGATGAAATTAAAACTTATTATTCAGCTAACTTCGATATTGATTTGTCTGACAATGCTGTATTTGCAGCAGCACTTGACCCTGACATTTCTATAGGAATATTACAAGGTCAGATACAACAAGCAGAACTAGGAGCAGAAGCTGCATTAAGAAACTTAGATTTATCTACAGAACAAGCACAAAGATTAATACAAGCAGGTATTACACAATCAGGTGGTCAAAGGTTATTTAGTAGAGCTTCAGAGTATATTCAAAGACTAAACAGACTACGTACAGGACAAGGTAGAACCACTGAGATAGGACTACAAGATATTATTTCTTCAGAAGTACAACAAGACCCTCAAGCTGTAATAGAACAACAGCGTATTCTTAATCAACAAGCATCTCTCAGCTCATTAGATACAGGTGCTAGGAAAACACAAACAGGAGAAGTTGCAGGCTTAGAAGAAGTCTAGTATACTACATGTAGTGCCTGACGAGTTCGGCACACTAAATATAGGGTCGTATTCGAGAGAACCTCCAAGGTGTTCTCTTTGTTGTTCGCAAACCCTTGTGTAACAATCCCTTTAATTACCTAGCGATTAATGTATATGGGATTTTATATGCTAGAGAAGATGGAGAATATAAATGACAGAAGAACAAATTAATACAGAATCATCTGATGATAATGCTATAGCTCAACTAAGAGATGAATACAAACGTCTCAAGGCTGAGAATAAAGCATATAAACAGAACGTTATGAATTCTGCTTTGCAATCAATCGGATTAGAAGCTGATAAAGGCATAGGTAAGGCTGTGACTAAATTGTATGATGGTGAAATGAATAGTGAATCTATCGCACAGTTTGTACAAGAAGAGTTTGGTGAAGGAGTTGCTAATGTAACTAATGAGCCAGTTCAAGAGCCTACTGTTGCTGACAACGTTGTTCAAGCTCAATCACGTGTAGAGCAACTAAATAAAGTTGGAGTAGACAATAAGCCACTGGATACAATGGCTGAGTTCAAACAATTTGTTAATTCTTCAGAAACAAGTACAAAACAATCTATCGCTGCCAAATTGGCAATGATGGAGCAACAAGACAAATAATTTAGGAGATTCAAATGGGACCAATATCAACCCCTGACCCAATCTACACAAGCGATATAAATAATTTTCAAGGAGAATTATTTCGTGTAGGTGGTCAAAGAACACCTTTCTTATCTGCAATTGGTGGTTTGTCAGGCGGAGGAAAAGTAATACAATCTACTTTCTTCCAATTCCAAACTGCTGATAACGAGACAATCTCTTCAGCACCTACAGAAGGAACTGAAGGCGGACAGCCAACAGAATACCTTGGTAGAAATAGAGGAGCGTATACTCAGGTTACGCAGATATTTCATAAAGGTGTAAAAATGTCATACACAGCTATGGCAGCTTACAACCAACAAAATGCCTTTGATTTAGGCGCAGCAGGATTCAACACCTCAGACGGTGACGGAACACTTACTGCTGCAGACAAGTTAGCTCTTTTCGGAGGTAACCCAATAACAGACGAACTAGCAGAACAACTAGAACTTGCATTAGAAAAAGTTGCTAGGGAAGTAGAATACTTCGCTATCAATGGTACTTTTGCAGATGGTGTTCATGCCTCTAACCCTGTTGGAGACAATAGAACATTTAGAGGACTTGCAGCTCATACTGCGTTGAATGGTGGTAACAAATATTTCAACACAGCTACAGAAGCTACAGGTGGTACTGCTAAGAAACTCGACTGGGATGGCGTAGCAAAATCATTAAAGAAACTTTATGATGCTTCAGCACCAGTTAAGAATCCAGTCCTATTGGTTAACTCAGCTAACATGTTAGAACTTAACAAGCAGCTACATAACCCACAATCAGGTGGTACAACTGCTGCTGTTCTTCCAAGAGACAGAAATGTAGGAGGTATCGACATTGATACTATCATTACACCATTTGGCTCTATTGGAATGATGGTTCTTGACTCAAACATCTTAGGAAGCAATGATGCTTATATCGTAGATATGGCTTATGTAAGTCCTATCTTCACAAACATTCCTGGCAAAGGAACTGTTTTCGTAAGAGACATTGACCAAGACGACTATGCAAGAGTTGCAAAAGCAATCTATATGGAGATGGGAATAG